GTCGAGCGACAGCGACATTGGATCTGGGTAACTGAGCGAGGTGTCTATGGCCTCCTGACATATTCCGCATTTGCCTGCTGACCGGAAATATATTCGCGCCTTGAATGACGGAGTTCTCTGATTGACATACTGCCTGTCCCGCTCCCTCCGGTATTGCCCCCGCATCCATTCTTGACAACTAGGGGAGCAATAGATTTTCCTGACGTTGCGGGTTTCGAAGTTTTCATTACAGGCAGGGCAAAGCTTCGTAAGTAACGGCCTAAACTCTGGCCTAGCTTGGTAGCGCCTAGCCTTGTAAGCCTGCTCTTTATGTCTGCGATTGCAGTAGCGTTTTGTCTCGTACTCAGTGACGAAAGACGATCCGCAATATTCGCAAGTGTTGGTAAAGTTATTGATATCGACTCCTTATCAGTCGGTCATGCCCCCGGATGTTTATGCATCGCGGGGGTACTTCTATTATAACGGCTTGTTGCCTCGTTTACGGTTGCATTCACGATGAGCTGGTGCGAGCGGGGAGTCCGGGTGTCCTGCGATGAGATGGTCTGCTTCTATGCTGTCACCGTACTGGAACGCCTTGTTGCATAGGTGGCAGTGGGTGGCTTGGGATTTTATTTGCTTCCTGCGCTTCCTATAGTCAGCTGTTATATAACTCACGTTTCTTAGCCTTCCGTTCTGGGGAGTCCACCCGTATAGGCCGACACCCCCCACACGTATGAAGAACCGCGCACCAGGGTTCCACATTTCAGGCAGGGGCTATTGAAATTCATTGTGTCCTGAAGCGTGAACCCATGACTGCATTACCTCGATGAACTGTGTGATCGTCAAGTCTTCCAGCTTCTCCATGTCCGGCTGTGTGAATGCTTGCTCTGCCGCATCAAACAAGATGAGTAGTTCGTCACCTGTCTTGTCGTGTTGTGCTGCCTTCAAATCTAGGAACAGGTACAACGGTAGGGAGAAGAAGTTTTGTGCTACACCTCTGAACGCTGGTGTGATGATCTCTATTGGTGGTCTGTTGTGTGCGCGTTCTGATGCCATCATCTTCGCAAAGTCAATGGGATTTTCATCGGTCACAATAAGTCAATCTTCCCACGGAACGGCACGCCCGCCTCCAACTCGAAACAGGTCACAGCTGTGGTCGAATCCCCGCCACCACCCGACATCCTGGTGAACCAGTCCGACCCGTTATCCATCGTGCTCGCTTGCACCCACCAACGCTCACGACCCTCAGCACCGGAGAACTGTTCCACCCGATGATGATGGAAGTGACCGCTAACCATGAGAGTGCTTGCTGCCAAATACGTGTCATTGAATACGGCCTTAGTCCAGAACGTTTGGAACCCGTCAGGCCGTGCAACCTGGTGGCCGTGAATCGCACCCAAGATGTGTGAGCCGTCACCGAACACGTCAAAGGCGAACCCTTCATCATGAGGTTGTGGGACAAGCCAACGATCTACCGGCAGTCCCACCTCGGTCGCTAGTCTGCGAATTTGTTGCAGAATCACAATCCCCCAGTCATCCGTGCCCGGTCTACCCACCGCAGCCTTGTTCACACGGAACTGGCAATGGTTCGAGGCAACCGACCCGTAAGTCACCGNAGCGTACTTGCACGCCAACTTGATGAGATCCCAGATGAGTGCCGAAGCCAGGTCAACTTGTTGCATCGGGCTGAGAGTGTTTGTTATCAACTGATCATGTCGGCCTTGTTCGACACACCCTCCACAATGTCCCCCATGTCCAAGATGACTATGTGGTCGTAGTTGCCGGCCTTCAGCTTCTGCTCAATGCGGGCATAGCTGGCATGAATGCGTTGAATCGACTCCTCATGTCCCCCACGTGAACCGCCCTTACCAATCTGGAAATCAGCAGGACAAATCACATACGTGCGGGTGTTGCCGGATTTTTTCACCGGCTTCGGTGTGGTCTTCTTCGCTTGTGCGTACAAGGTCGGCAGGTCAAGGTCAGTCACCTTCCTACGGAAATGGAACCTGTACGCTGTCAGCCACTCCCCATCCCAACGCTGCCACTGCGAAGTCCGTGGTGTACCCACAATCTCATACTCGTCAGGAGGGTAGCCACGCTCGAGGAGGAACTCGTCAAAGTTTGGTGCTGCAGGTAACCCCTCAGTGGTGGCGATACCCTCATGACCGTCAAACTGTAGGCCCGGTCGAAAGTCTTTCGGAGCTTTCACCCGCTGTGCAGGTTCCAGGTTCTCTAGCACAGTTCGACCTTCCCTAGCATTCCGATTGCTTTGGTTATCCTGCGTTGACTCAATTCAGCATAGTCAGGGTTTAGTTCCACGCCGATATATTCGCGCCCGTTTCTCAGTGCAACCTCACCAGTCGTGCCCGAGCCCGAAAACGGATCTAACACTGTGTCACCTTCAGCGCTACCTGCAAGCACACAAGGCGTTATCAACTCTGGTGGGTACACAGCGAAATGTGCTTCCTTGTAACCCTTAGTGGTGACAGTCCACACCGAGCGTTTGTTTCTTGTCCCATTAGCCACATACTCGTTACCCGAATAAGTTGCAAACTTCTTGTCATCGTTATCCCCGTATTTTTGACCGCCGAAACGAGGTTTATGCATTGAATGAACTGTCTGGCCTGGCACACCGTTCGCGTTCTTATGACCTTCCGACCTGCCACGCTTCTCCCTCGCTGCGCTTTCCGCGCTCGAAGGTTCCTTGATGGCCTCATAGTCAAAGTAGTAGCGCGGATTCTTCGTCAACAGAAACACATACTCATGCGACTTNGTGCAACGATCCGTCACACTCTCCGGCATCGGATTGGGTTTCGCCCAAATAATGTCCTGCCTCAAATACCAGCCACGGTCTTGCATGGCGAACGCAAACCGCCAGGGAATCCCCACAAGGTCTTTAGGCTTGAGGCCAGCTGGAATTTTCCGAGCAATCGAATAGTCAGCTGCTCCTCTATCCTTTCCGCCACCAAGTGTTGACTTTGCGCTCGGATTACTCATACCCCCATTGGCGTAACTATCGCCAAGATTCACCCANAGCGTGCCATCATCCGCGAGCACCCTNCGAACNTCATCAAACACTTGNCACAAGTTCTCAACGAACTCCTGCGGTGTCGGCTCGAGGCCCAACTGCCCGTCATTCCCATAATCACGCAAACCCCAATAAGGCGGCGAAGTCACACAAGTCCTCACCGAACCATCAGACAACTCACGCAACCGAGCAACAGCATCGCCCACCATAATCCGAGCAGTCAACATCANTCCACCCTACAGATACAGTCATCGCAAGGTCTGTCCCTACGGTCACGAATAATCTTCTCCCCCAACGGGATACCACGGTCAGACAATGCTTTCCCGAGCGCCCGATGACTCCAAGCATCACGATCTGCGAGAGCAGTACGCAAAATCTTTCCATCCTCGGTGCTCAGGTTCCCCAACACGGTGCGAATCATGCACGGAAAAACGCGCACCGGCGGAACCATATCTTCAAGCATTAGCCCTAGTAGTCGCAATCAGTTTGTATGCCACCTCCAGAAACCACGGGTTTTAGGTTCCTCGTCAACGCGCACTCCTTCAACGCCAACGCGAGAGCACCCCGAATGTCATCGAAGTCTTTATCCCAAATCAGGTTGTCATCCTGCAACAGTCGGGCCGCCTCATAGTACGGTGCGAACAGGTCGTCACTAATCTTGCTTGCTTGCTTCTGCAATGTTGCGTGAACACTCATTGGAGCATCCTTTCAGTAGGTTATACGCAAGTTTATTCAGGCAAGTCCAGGAAATCTAAGGATTGAAACGGCTCGTTATCATATTGTGACAATTCGTTCACACGTATGAAAGCACCCGGAACCCTCGTATCCGCGTACACCTTCCACGCCAAAACACGAATCACCTGAGCATCATCCTCATACACAACCCCGGTCAGAGAGTCCTGCACGCTGCGGATGAGCTTGTCAATATCCGGTGGCACGATCGGGTACGGTCGTTTCACTGTTGACACGGAAGAAGGCCGGTCAAGATAGAACATGACTTCTAACTCAACCGGCCCCGACACTCTGACCCAACCGTTCACCAACACAGAGTGCTCCGCAGCAACACGCACATCTTTTCGCCAAGCCGGGAGAAACTTGGATGNNTACNACGAAACGATTATTCCCTATTGACTTTTTCGACCCTTGTGGTGCAGGCCGGCCCACAACATCAAAGGTTANTTCCACGCCTCCCAGAATATCGCTTNGGTGCTATAAACGACATCAACACGGCTAGGCAGAGAAGNGCACCGAAAATCCATCCGAACACGCCCGTCACATTATCCACCTGGTATGCGAGCAGAAAAAAAGTTCAACCCCCATCCCGAATGCGAGGATCCGACCAAAGTATTCCATCACTTCCCCTTCTCAATCAGGCTAATCAGCGAATGCAACAACACAAGAATCCGGTCGCGCTCCAACTGTCGCCCATGCTCGATGTCCCACTGTCGAGCTTCCTCCGCGAACTCATGAATTTTGTCCATACGGTCAGACATTAGAACGGTGCCTCCTCGGGAGCCCCAGGAGTCACCGTAGGCCACACCGCATTGATCGCCGCATGGTTCACCTTCTCCGACACAACCTGATTCACCGCAGGAGCCACAGAATCAGCACGCACCTTGATACTGAACCCAGCAGTCCCGTCACGCTTCTGAAACGTGTTAGTGCCAGTGATACGACCGCTCACCACAACCTGCTTCACACCCTCCAACGGAGCCCGATTATCTGTGATGACATCGTAGGTGGTCTTATCCACCGTTTCCCACTCACCCTGATGATTCTGTTTCCGAACATCCACAGACACTTTCAGAGCCCTGCCCCAATCGAAATCGGAAACATTGTTAAGCCAACCAGTCAACTCAATCCGAGCCTCATTCTTCACCACGATCTACCCCTTCTCATATCCGATAACATGCGCCACATTGACGCAATCATTATTGCCACAACTCCTGACACCAGGGAACATAGGTTTCCCATCGTCATCCAACGGTGTGATTTCATCCGCAGCAAACCTACCGCCCCAAGGAAAACATTTCCCCTCAGCTGCAGAGATCGTCTGAACCCTACGAGCCCGACACGAAGCACAGAGAATAACCTTTCCCCGCCTCGAGGAAACACTCCACTCATAACCGCAACGCTCACACTGCACCACCGGCATTCAACGACCGTAACGCAATCTGCATTTGTGCATCAGTGAACTCATAACGTTTCACTCTAGCCTTTTTCACCGGAATTTCCACCGGGGCAGGCTCAGGTGTGTCAAGGATAGAACCCACACCACCATCACCCAAACGTGCAAGAAAACGCTCCCGAGCCCAATACGCTGTCGCACGCCTCGTAATAATCCTTCGCAACCGCAGCTGGTCAGGATGTAACGGGTGCTCCCGATGCAACTCGTCAAGGTCAATCCCATGCGCATCCGCCCACAAGTTGTCGCTGTAAAGGCTCACAGTTTCCTCCCCACCATGTTGATCTCAGCCCTACGAAACTTCTCCAACTCCGCAATATGCTCTGTTCGCCCTATAGCGATACAACATCCGCGACATCGCTGCAACATTCCGGCCCAAAGTTTCCGCAGCCAACGCTGCACTCATCCCGTTAGCCACCAACCATTCAAACTCGTCACAAACCTCATGACCCTTTAGTGCGCTCACCACAACTCCTTAGCCTGATACACGTTCGCCATAGCCCAAGAATGCCGGGCATCAGCATCCATCCAACCAGTCCTAGATAATGCAACAACTTGCAACAATCATCACACCGCAAATCCGTAACCCATGCG